TCTCCACCCTTCTATCTAGTAGTTGTTCTAGTTTGCGTTCCCAAACTTTTTTAAACTCTGGATTACAACGCGTAATCACCCATTCTATATTAGATATTCTTTTTTGCATTAACATTCCTACCACCCATACTCCTGTTCCGGATCCATTATTGGCCCTTTTCTGGCAAGGTTTCCCCTGACCATTTTACTATTGACTCACGACCACCCTCAACGTTCTTGCGTGTCTGCTCTATCGGCAACATTACATAACCATTGTGCGTCGTCACTTTACCACCCATGTGCATAAATTCTTCTTCACACATAGGGCAATCTATTTCTTTGCTAAAAGCGTCTTTATCTAGCACAACAATATAGCCATTGCCATTACAGCGCGGGCATATTGTTTCAACGAGTTTTACCATTCTTCTTTTTTAATTCTTTCTTTAATAGATACTCTATTATTTTTTGCACACTAACTGGCACTTCAAATTTGTTTTGTGCTAAATTAGCTAACTTTGTGTGTGTTTCTGTTGAGACCGACACAGATTTAAATTTACTTATATCTGGCATTTTTCTTTCCTCTTTATGTTATTCTATGGGATTATATAGTGCAAATAATATATTTGACAATAGTTTATTTTAATTTATTTTAAAGATCACAACATCAATCAATTGTCTGCTCGTTCCTTTTTTGGAGCGAGCAGCTATTTCGTTAATTTATAAATTTCATCTAAGTGAACAAACTGAATTTTACCATTAATTAATTGTTTATACTCATGGTTACAAGATAGACATTTAAATATTCTAGCATCTTTTCTGTCAGACAAACGTATAAAAGGCACATAGTTATTACACCCGTCACATACACCTAATGTTATTTCTGTAGCATTACTTGATGTCACCCCAACTATCCCCTTTTTCAAAGTCTACTTTGTTTGGAACTTGCAGTTCCACAGCCTCTTCCATAATTGTAATGATCTTATCTGCATCCTCCATTGTTGAAATGGATATGTCAAGTTCATCATGAATTTGTACATGTGGTATTACTCCCTCCTGGTACAACGCCAACATAGATTGTTTTGTCATGTCAGCCGCTGATCCTTGTATTAGTTTGTTTAATGCTTTGTATGTAAATGCTCTCTTAATCCCCGGTCCATGTTCCCTGAGTGCGTCTGCGTGCTTCAGTGGTTTCTTGATACCAAAACCATGGGGCTCCCATAAATCAAAATGACAAAGCCTGCCACCGATCGTGCGTATCTTACCGCTGTCATCTGCGCGTCTGCTCACCGCCTCTGATAACATTTTTACAAATGGCGCTCGTTGATGATAAGTCTTCAATAGTTTCTCTGCGGCATCTTTCAATAGTCCTAGTTCTGCCATAAGTTTATTCTTACCCATGCCATACATAATACCAAGATTAATTGTCTTTGCTTGTTTACGTTCGATGCCGGCCATGTCAGCGATCATCTGGTGAAAGTCTGCGCTGCCATCTTTGTATGCATCAACAATCGTTCCTGTGCCCTCTAGTTTCATTAGTGATGCAAAGTGTACTAATATTCTAGGTTCTTGTTGACTGTAGTCAAAGCAACCCCAAATACATTTTTCTTCTGGTATGAACAAAGATCGAATCAACGGTCCAAGATGCTTGTGTCGTGCAGGTATTTGTTGAAGGTTAGGGTTAGCATAACTAAATCTACCTGTAACTGTACCGCCTTGATCAGATCGTATCTGGTTTATTTCAGCGTGTATCCGACCGTTGTGTTCGTGTTTGAGTATTGTATCTATAAAAGTTGTGTTCGCTTTGTTAATTTCTCTTGCTTCGTTAATTAGTTTTGGTAGCTCAGCTGGATGTGTTGCAAGAAAGTTTTTTGTAAAACTCGGTGCTCCTTTGTCCGTCCTGTCGTAAGGTATTTTTAGTTTATCAAAAGCAGTTGCGATAGAAGCTGCTGCCCATATCTCTATGTCAAAACCTGTTATCTTTTTTATGTCCTGTAATAATTTTTTCTCAGTTGTGATTAATTGCTTTTTGACAGCTGTTGCTTTTTCAACGTCAACGCGTACACCTTTAAACTTCATGTCGACCAAGCATGGAAATAGATTTGTTTCTAAATTAAATATATCCCACAGATCTTGTTTTGATATTTCGTGTTGCAATGCGTGCCACAACTTCAGTGTAATCTCTGCATCTTTTTCTGCATACTCACCTACAAATGGTGCAGGTAGTCTCCACATTTCTGCTTTGGGGTTGACTCCAAAATCTTTTGCAGCATCTTGTAAAAGTTTTTCATTCTTACGCATGCCAATATAATCTTTACCTATAGAGTCTAGTGTATAACTAAATCTGTTCTCATCAATCAAACTTGCAGCAATCATTGTGTCAATGATGCCACCATTTATATGAAAGCCCATCGATCTTATCCAAGATACATCGTACATTGCGTTATGAAATATTTTCGTAGATGTTGTGTGTAGAACTTCTTCGAACCAATCGAGCACTAATGCACGGTCCATGTTCCCCCCACCTTCGTGCGCTATTGGAAAGTACCCGGTCCAACCTTCGACCGCGACTGCAATACCAACTACTTCACCATCTCTTCTCACTGAACCTGATCCCATTGTTATCAGGTTTGGATCTCGTGTCTCCAAGTCAATTGCTATTTCTGCATGACCAGATAAATCTGGTAAACGATCAGGTGGAACCCACTCTGTTTCTGGCGTGAAGAGTGGTTGTTGTATTGATCTCAACTATAATCTCTTTCTATTATCATATCGATAAAATGTTTTGCTTTCTCGAGGCTCTCTTTGCCTCCTTTATCTTGATGTCTTACAATATACTTTATAGCAGATCCCTCAGCGAATAACAATTTGTTTTTATTGATAAATTCGCTGGGCTGTATCTTGTATTTTTTATAGTGGTCGCCTCCAACCTGGCTTTCGTATGGGTTAGACATATGTGCATTCTCCTGTTTCTACATCTACGTTTAAAATATTTACACTAAGATTTTTTTGTATCGGTGTGAGTGATCTGTTTATTTTAGAGCCGTCGCGTTTTCTAATACATGCAGACTTTACATCAATCAACACAACCTCGTCTTCTTTGATTGCAACGAGATCGACCGGCCCTTGTTGTGACATGTTTTTGCAAACTAAATAACCTTGGTCCCATAACCACATTGCGGCTATGTATTCAGCTTTGTCTCCTTTTACGTGTTCGTGATATCTCATAGTATATATGCCCTATCATAATTTCTTGGCTCTAATATATGTAAAGATTTTTTTGCTCTGGTCACAGCAACGTAAAATAATCTATGTAATTCGTCTGGATTAATATCGTTGTGGTCAGCAGCAGACTTAGTAATATCAGGTAGAAGTAATACATTATCCGCTTCACCCCCTTTCGCTCCGTGTATAGTTGATAAAGTTATACGTGGTGTTTGTGTGATCTTTTCATTATTGGCCAACATATTTCTTATGTAGTTTTCTGTGTCAGTGTCTAATCCATCAAACGCCTTGTACCAAACCTCTCTTGTTAGTAATCCGTGATTCTCGATGCACTCTTCAATATAATAACCCTCTTCGTTATCGTCCATGGTTTTACCTTTTTGATAACCCTTTGTTACGTTATCACCTAGGTATGAATAAATATTTTTAATTGATGCAACCGGTATGGTTGCCTCCCGCTTTCTCCACTTCTCCCAAGTTTGTATTGCAAGAAGTAAATCTAATTTAATAGAGTTTTTTGTTTTGTGAGAGTAGTACCAACCCTGTAATTCACACAGATCTTTTATGTTATCTAAAAAATGATTAGCAGACGACAGCACCAACCACTCACCTTGTGACATGTCTACTTGAGTGATATCAGAGTATCTTGTAAGATCACCCATCTCTTGTCGTGGTAAATAATCTTTGTCGTATCTATTAGAAACGTTTGTAATGATTCGTTGAGATAATTCATGTATAGGGCCACCGGGAATCCGATAAGACTGGTTTAATGTATCAACGTAATCTACTTCTTCTTTGAGAGCGATAAAAGTATCAACGTCAGCACCAGCCCACCTAAATATAGCCTGATCATCATCTCCCGCAATATATGTCTTATTCGCTTTAGACCATAACGCTTTGACCATTTTCCATTGTAGTGGCGAGAGATCTTGCGCTTCATCAATGAACAAAACATCAAAAGAAGGTGATATATTTTGCTCAATAAATTTTGAAACCATGTCATTGTAATCAATAAGCCCCTTTTCTTTTTTATAACGTTTAAGCTCTTGATCTAAAAGATATAATAAATCTCTTTCAATGTCCATATTATGCTCGTTTCTATCGTATAGATCCAATATAGGTATCTCTAAAACACGTGCCTTGTTTATTAAACGTAGATACTCGTTGTCAGAATTAAATGTGCCATTACTTTCTTCATACCAAGCTGTCTTAATAGGTATTCCACACCTTAAACCAAAGTCTCTATAGTCTGCTGAGCCCATCACATTTTCTTTTTTAGCACCCAACATTCTAAAAGCTAAAGAGTGTAAAGTTCTAAAGTAAGGTATCTCTTTTGCCTCTAGCATAAATTTTTCTTCAGCTCTTCGAGTCGCTTCCCATGCAGCTTTTTTTGTAAAAGAAAAGTATCCTATCTTTTTTATGTCTATACCATCGCGTAAAAACTCTTCGACTAAATTTAATAGTGTTGTAGTTTTACCCGTGCCTGGTGGTCCTAGTATTATTGTTTTCACTAAAAAGGTGTCTCCTCATATTTTTCTTGACTAATTTCTGGTTTTGTTTTTTTCATTGCTTTTATTTTAATTAGTCTTGGTGTTTGATTCTTTAGTGTCATTCTTTCTTCTTTTATAAAAATATCTTTTAATGTTTTAATTAAGTTACCTGTTTTAATTTTATCCATCTCCCAGTTGTTACGTTTACAAAAAGAATAAAAATCATCCATTCTAAAAAAAGTATGTCCATCATCCGTCCATGACATTTTATTTAATATGTCTTCTTTAGTTCTTGCTGCAGGTCTGTTGACTGTAAAATCATATAATAGGTTTACTATTTGATTTATTGGATCTAATGATTCCAACGGCTCTATCTCTTGCAAACTTTGCATCAACATTTTTAAATACACCTCTCTCCAGTCTTGAGCTTTGGGTATTGGTGATACTACATTTGCCTGATCCAGAACTGCTATTGCAAATAAATTAGGGTTGTGTAGTTGTTCTGTTTTTAATTCAACTCTTTTACCAGCCACATTTAAAAACCACTGTGGTGGGTTGGAAGTTATTTTTGTGAGAGTGTCTAACTCCGGCATCTGCTCTTCTTCAAAACCTACACCAAACTTTTTTGTTCTACACTTTGCAGCATTACACACACCACATATCGGTTGCTCTTTACATCTATATTTATCATAGCCACGCTTACCAACAGACTTTATTAATTGCTGCACCTCTTGAAAAGACAAAGGTGGTGTCATATATTTTTGATTATCAGACATAAGTTTGTCTTCCCAGTTATCTGGATTTGCCTGTTTGTGATATACAGCTACATTAAACAATGCATTATTCCTTGACCCCTCACCGAAACCGTCTTGTGCCAAAGTATTTAAACAAGGTGGACCATCTTTAAAAGAATCATTGCTTTCTGTTTTTTGTTTAACAATAATGTTTTCTATTTCTTCTTTTGTTTGTGCCCACTCATCGTATATAGAATAGAATGATTCTAAACTAGAAGCATTACCACCAGCCTCAAAAGTGTATCGTAAACCTCTGATGCCACCATGGTATGGTAGATTTAAAAAATTACCTGTATCACCACGTTCAACCAATATTTCAGTTTGTTTCGGGAAGATCTCACTACCTGCGTAACCCAAAGCATCTGCCATTGCTTTTAATTTTGCTTGCATTAGTGATGCCGGTATAAATTCTTTTGCAAATAAAAATAAATGTGCGCCACCAGACTTAGATCTAAACGTAACTAAAGGAAAACCTAATCCCTTTATACTTCTCATTATTACAAGATGATCTAAATTATATTGATCAACATCTATACAACCCCATTTACACTCGTTGTTTTCATTAATTGGTATTACACCAAGAGCTGGTTCTTTGCCGTCCAAATGATCTTTCCAAAGTTGATCTGTAATTGGTTGTCTTTTTATAAAAGCCTTACCTTCTGCTTTACCTTTCTCAGTCTTTGAACCAGACAAAATTAGTTGACCATAGGCACTGTTATTGCCCTCAAATATTTCTTTAAACTTCATTTCTTCTTTCTCTTTTTATTTGAAGTATTGTAATAACCCTTACTGCAAGGTCCAGAACAATATACTTTTTGCTTTTGAAATTTTGTTATTTCAAATTCTTTTTCACACGTAGGACAAATACGTATCATCTTTTTCCTTTCTAGTAATTGACCCATGGGACGGGGAGGTACCCATGGGTCATCATGATTAAAACGGTACTTCGTCTGATGACTTAGTATCCTCTTCACCATGTTTTGCAGTAACGTCACCCTTGTTAGCGCTTACAGCAAAACTCTTTGCCTGTTCGTATAGATCTTTGTCTTGAACGGGACCAATCTTTTCTACACTCCAATTGTACCAGGTGCCTTTATCATTAGATTGTTGCACTGTTTTTAAATTATAAACATGACTGTACATTGCTGGTGTGAACATACCTTTTGATCCTGGAAGTTTTATACTATTCATCATAGTATTCCATCCTCGAGCAACTGGTAGTCCTGTTGACTTCATTGTCACCAACGCGGCACCACCCTGCTCTTGCATTACAAAATAAGAAGCAGTTTCTTCGAGATAATTACCGTTTGGTAATCTCTCTTTAAACATAGCATCTTTTTTTGTTGTAGCAACAATATCACTTCCAACAGGATGAATCGCTAATGGAGCTGACGTGCCTTGACCACGATCAGACCATTCTACATATTCACGTTTGTAGTAACACGGGATTACATTAACACCCTCAGCACCACTAATTAATTGCTTAGTTCCGGTGTTTAATATCATACCGGCCTTTGCACCTTTAATATGCTTAGCATTCATCTCGTCTACTTCAGGCGACAGTTGCATTAAAACCCTTAAAAATGGCAATGCAAAGTCTCCGGATCCCATGTTGTCAAAACTAGCATGAGAATCTTTTTCAAACATACTGCTTAAAGCAATGTCTGATTTTTCTTTTTTTACTACTTGGTTCATTTATTTCTCCTTTATTTCCGGCTTATTTTAGTTTCATCTTCCACTAATTTAGTGAAAAATTCGGAAGGCATGTCGAGGCCGGCCTCGACACGCTCCCTTAAGATCGCAGCTAAAGTACCAGAATGAACAGATTCTTTCTGTTCAGGCTCATACCCTTGTTGCGATGCAAGGCTATACATTTCTATAGCCTTGTTATCTTCGCCTTTTCCAAACTGAACAGAAACAACATTCTTAATGATGTCGCCCAATTCGTTTTCTCGAAGCCATTTATATGCCTGTTGATCAAAATCTTTTCTAACAGAGCACCTAACTTTTTTTTGAATGCTAATCTTACTACCATCAGCTAACTTTAAAGATGACAAACCTTGCTCTGATAATAAACCGGGTATTACCTCTGAACTTATTTTATTGGCTTGCTCTTTAATTGTTTTAATATCTTTCTCTAAACTTTTTATCTGGTCTTCATAGTTTTGTAACATAAGGCAATAATGAGACAGTTGTTTTATATCTGATTTTTCACTAACCTCTTGTTGATCTTCTTCGAAGTTTATTTCTGACATCTATTCTCCTTTCTCGTATAAATTAAATGACAGTGGATAGTACCTTGTTTCTTGTCTATCCCATTTTAGTAAATTAAACTGACCTTGTGTTGTCTCACTAACAATTGCAGTTGACATTCCTATAACCGCTGGATCACCTGTGCATAAAATGTAATCCGTAGGTCTAAAGTCCCGCAAGTTTTTACGCATCTTGTGCACAAAAGGGGCAGAACTAAAAATCATCTGTGAGTTTTCCGGCAAACAAATTACCAGATAACCAAAGTCAGAAGCCGTAAGAATATTTATATTCTTTGGCGGATGTTGTAAGACATAAACAAAATTTTCTGATGGGTTTTCTTTTATAAAACTTAAAAACTCAGCTAATTGTTTTGGTCTATACAATTCAAATAATCTATTCCTCACTTTTTTCCGTTGTATCTTTCTCTTCTTCTACTTTCTTTAATGCACTCAACTCTGCATTCAGATTGTCAATCTGAATTTGCATGTTAATTTTTTCTCCGTTAGCTTTTTGTAATTGACCTAACAAAGAATTAATTATTTTTTCGTGTTGCTCACTCATATTCTTTCTCCTGTTTAGTATTGACAATAATGTAATCATTATTATATTGATGTCAAGAAAGAATAATTAAAATATGATAAAACATTATAAGTTTAAGACTAAGCCTTATGAGCATCAGCTTGAGGCCTTAGAAAAATCATGGGCAGCTAGCACTTATGCTCTTTTTATGGAGATGGGCACTGGTAAATCCAAGGTCCTCGTTGATAACATAGCTATTCTATATGACAAAGGCGCGATCCGCGGTGCATTAATAGTTGCTCCTAAGGGTGTGTACAAAAACTGGGACCAGATAGAGTTCCCGGTTCACTTACCAGACCACATACAACACACAAAAGTATTGTGGGAACCAACGCAAACAAAGAAAAAACAAGAGGAACTTGACACATTATTTGATGACAAAGGTGATCTTAAGATATTGATAATGAACATAGAAGCATTTTCTACGACAAAAGGACTGGACTTTGCTCACCGTTTCCTTAACATCTTTCTTGGAAGAGCTTTGATAGGGATTGATGAATCTACGACGATCAAGAGTCCGACAGCAAAGCGAACAAAAAATATTTTAAAAATAGGGGAACTCGCGAAGTAC